CTAGGGTTGTTACCTTGACAAAAGAAAAAGAAGTAGTAGAAGTCTGCTTCTTGTAAAAAAAGGAGCGCCGAAGCGCTCCAGTCTGGGGGATATTGGAGGGGTTTAGTCCCCTCCTTTTTTTTATATCTTATGTGAGGATATTGTCTACACGGAAGATACGATAGTACTGGTTCGTTTTTGCTGTTGCCAAACCGTCGCGGTTTGAAACATTACCAGTATCTACGAATGGGTTTGAAACCATGCCGTAACGAGTTTTGAACCCGATACGTGGCTGGAAGTCATTCTCACCAACTGCACGTACCATGGTCAATGGTACATATGGGCAATAGAATACACCAGCGTCATATGGGTTAGTACCCTTATAACCTACTGTGATGTAATCAGCAGTTGCATATGGGTCGATGTATACTCTCATACGACCGTTCAGTACACCTGCGAATGTGTTTCCTGTGTCATCTACATTCAAGTTTGTTGACAATGCTGGAGCATAATCCAAAGAACCTGAAGCAGCCAACGCTGAAGCAACATCAGATGAACAGATCATGATGTTACCTTTACCGCGACGTGTGTCTTTCGCGATTTGGTTAGCTTCACGCTCGAGCTGAACGTGCAGACCTTTAAACTTCTCTACTGACCAACGACCATCAGCATCTGTTGCCAGGTTGAAGATACCATTGATTGCAGTGTTAGCTGTTTGTGCACCAGTTTTAGCTTGGCTGTTGATCGTGCGAACTACTTCGCGGTTAATCTCTGCCATGATTTCTGTTGACAAGATGTTTGACAACTCTGATTCTGCATCCAGACCATGAATTGCTTTCAAGTCCTGTGCAAGCTCGAGGGTATACTCTGCTTTCAATGCACGTGACTTTGCAGTAACAGTTGCTTTTTCAATGGTGAATCCCATTTCAGCAAACTGCTCGCCACCAGCTGCACCCAAGCCTTCTGCTTCTGCAGTAGAGTACAGATCAAGACCTGCAAGTGGGTCGAGACGATCATTGTCGATTGAGCTATCAGAAGCTGCGTCGGTTACACCTGCAAGGCCAGAGGGTGAAGCACCCATTGCAGCTGTTCCAGAATCACCAGAATAGTTGAACGCTGCTTCGTTGAACAGTGCTTCATTACCGTCAACAACGCCAGATTTTGTATTTTTGTACTTGGACTTCATTGCGAAGATCAGACCTGTTGGACCTGACATTGGCTGAACACCACATACGTCATAAGCCATCAAGTTTGGCATTGCGCGGCGTACGAGTGAGATAAGTACTGGATTCCAGTTAGCTACAGATGCAGTTGTTGTGCCTGCTTCTGCAAGGAATCCACGTTCTTGAGCGGACTGCTCTGCAAGAGCTTTTTCCGTGTTTTCAAGAATAACAGCTGTTACAGCTCTTTTGTGGCTGTCAGCGATTTTGCCTGCTGATTCTTCATTAAGAACCGGAGACCATTTCTCTACGAGACGATCATATGTATCCATTATAGGATCTCCTTATCGATTTGATTTTCTAAGTGCTTCGAGGTACTGAGCCATTTGACTAGAAATTTCTACAGAATTATCTGTATCTTCTTCTGTATCTTCTACAATTACTGACTCAGCTGTTTTCTTTGCGAAATGAGTTTCTCTGATGATTTTTACTTTTTCAGCAAAAGTGTCTTCATCTTCGAACTCAATATTTTCGACAAATGATGTTAGCTTTTCGACTTGAGTTTCTGCAAGATCTTTAGACGCTTCACGAATAATCGCTGCGCGCTTAAATGATTCTACTTCTTCAGCAAGTTTAAGAGCTTTTGACATTGCATCATTGAAGGCTTCTTCAAGCTCTTCATTTGCTTGTGCAAGTTCATCAACTAGGTCGACTTTGGACTCTGGTACTTCTACATAAGATTCTACGAACAGATCTTTCATCTTGCTCATAAAGCCTTCTGCGATTTCAGTACGCAAACCAGCTTGGATAGCTAGCTTGTTATCTTCCATCCATTGCTCAACCACATAGTTGAGGTAGCTATCTACTTTCTCTACGAGGTCTTCTTTAGTAGCAGCAATTTCTTCCGCCAATTCGGTTTTATATGCTTCTTCTAAACGATCAACTTCTTCTGAAAGTTTTGCTTTAACTGCTGCTTCAAAAATCAAAGCTGTTTTGGCTTTAAACTCTTCTGAAAGAGTTGCCTCAGATTCGACCAAAGCATCGAGCTCATTTGAGTAGCTAAACACTACTTCAGGAGCTTCAACCATCACCGTAGAAGATTCATCAGCTTCTACTTCTTCCATCTTATACATTGCCATCAAAGACGTTTTGTCCATTGATGCCATACGGTTGTTCATTGCAGTGATCAGACCAGCTTTAGTTTTTGGCATTGGATCTTGCTTAGTGTTGTCACCCTTGCGTGTTGGCGCTTTTTTAGTGGCATCACCTGCTTTATCCGTAGCTGCAACAGATTGCTGTTCTGCATTCTTTGGATCGTGAGCTTCTTCGATTCCCTCGTCGAGCTCAACTTCCTGATTTTCTACTTGATCAGTCATGTCTGACTCCTTATAAGTTAGATTTCAATAACGAGAGGAAATTTTTAAACTCACGAGTCTGAACCTCATAAAGGTCCGAACGCGGAGCACGTTTAATTTCAGTCTCTATTTTTTCAATTTCTTGAGCCTCAATGATTCCATTATTCCAGACCCATTCAACACCTTCCATAATTCCATTTACAAAAGCATTCGGTGCAGATGGATCTTGTACGATATCAACCGTATTAAGAATAAAGTCATCCTTGACATAAGCGATACCATCTCGCTGCTCAAGGCTACCCATACCACGAGTTGAGACACCTAGTTGAACACCACCTTCTAGAAGACCTTTGACAATCTGTCCCATAGGAGTATCCAATATTCGTGCCTTACCCATCACACTACTTCCTTCCATTTTGAGATCTGTAATGAGATGAGATACTTTATCTAAGTTAACAGTAGGACCATCTGGATGGTTTAATTCACCTACCGCTCTCTTAGCGTTAACCTGTTCTTTGACATATTTATTTACAGCCTTTTCCATAATAGGCTTTGGATAAATTCTGCCATTTCTATTCTTTGTTTCAGCCTGAGCAAACACACCTTCGATGATATAATCTTTTTTACCATCTTCATTGGCTTCAACGATGCATTGTACATCTGTCTCAGTATATTCAGTAATTAGCTTCATTTAATTGCCCCGGCTTGCTTAATAAATTCTCTACCCATTTTTTCAGCTTCGCGCTGAGTTAAATAAGTATCTAATTTTTCATTATCGATATAGGTAACAAACTTACCTTTATCTTTATGAATCATTAGAGTCACTCCGTTAATTTTTTTATCAAAAACATGGTCGCCTTTCGGCATATTTTTTGATATTTTTTCACGAAGATGACGAAATTTTATCATTTCTAAATCCTTTGAGATTATTTATAAAAATAAAACTTTTGTACTAAGATAAAAAATCGTCAAAATACCACACTTGATTAATTTTCCAATCATCTACATATTTAGTGTGATCTTCTATATAATCGCCATGAAGTTTATTTGAGTTAATTATAGTACATCTATTAGGTTTTGCTTCTATTACTTTCTTTTTTAATTTACTAACATCGCTAAACATTTCTTCTGTAAACTCTGTATCTGTTTCTTCATAATAAGCTGTACCTCCAGAGCATATTTTATCTATGTTAATGTAAGCAGTAAAGGGTGTACCTACATTAGGAGTAATCTGAAAATTTTTATCTGGGATATTTTGTATATGTTTAAAATAAGTAAACTCATACATACCACCATTTAAAAATTTTACAGGACTTTCTAATTTAAATGCTCCAATTATTAGATCTTTCATATCCCAAATAAACTTAGCATGCTTTTCTCCTGCGTAGAGATTGTTTATTCTAGGTCTACAATCATAATAATCTATGAAATTTCTATCTTTTACTTTCTGTTTCCATTGAGGAGCATACATATTTTGACATATATTATATACCTGATCATAATTTTTATAAAAATCATCTATAATAATATAGTCTTCTTTAATAATAATATTTGAATCAGGGTTTACTTCAAATATGTCTTCATTAACACCTACTGTAATCATATTTAATAAATTATTCTACTTCTTCTGATTCTAACTCATCAATAGCATCTTCTATTTCTTCATCAGTGAAATCGTCAATATCTTCTAAGTCCTCTTCAGCAGTAGTATCACCGTTGTCAATTTCTTCTTCTGGATCTTCATTATTAAAAATCTGTCCAGCTACAGAAATTTTTTCTTGTTCTAATGCGTCATTCATTCTATCCTGCATTAGTTCTTGAAACGTAGGACCTGCTTTCGCAAAGTCTTGATCTATTACATTATTAATTAAATCTTCAATACTCATAATTTATTCTCCAATTAGTAACATTACTTTATTTATTAACCTCTAAGCGGTGTCGTATTCGGTGTAAAGTTTGAGGTGTATCTTGCAAGACCTTTAGTGATTCTTAAATCTTGTATATATCCGTGATATGCAGTTGTCGTACCATTTACGCCTTGACCTATTTGACAAGGCTTGGAACTACCTAAATCTGTACTGCTATTTCTTGTTGCGCCGAGGGTTCCATTAACAAATATTCTCCATAATCCACTCTCTCTAGTAAGGGCAATATGTGTCCATGCTTGGGTTATAGTAACTCCAGAGCCAACCTCTACATTCGAAGGGCCATCATAGAATCTAATTTCACCTGATGTGCTTAAGTAGACAACGAGTGCCTCTGCTGCCACAGCCGATCTGAGTTCTACAATGCTGCCTCCATTTAACGAATTTAGTGTGCCACCCCAATAAGTCCAAAACTCTATTGTAAAATCACCAGTGCCAAAACCAAATGCCGGATTGCTTGCAATACTTACATAATCACCATTTCCATCAAAATACACAGATTTAGTATTAGCAAACTTAACCTGAGTAGTTGAGCCAGTAGTGTTTCCAACAAGCTGGAGATTATTAGTCTGGGACTTATCAATAATGGAAGCTTCCGTTCCTTTGAGATGAAGATCCAGACCAGTAGAAGTAGTGTAAGGCGCTGTTGGTGGTGTAAAGTTGGAAGTATAGAGAACAGATCCTTTTACAAATCGAAGGTCTGCTATATAGCCATTAAACCATGAATCGGTCTTTGATCTCGAACCGATATAAAAAGGCTTTCCGCCATCAATTAGGTTTGCAGTTATTGTAGCACTAGATTCTTGAACACCATCAACATAAGTTGTAAGTGTACTTCCGCTTTTAGTAACAACAATGTGGTGCCACGTATTTAGTTTAATGACACCAGCTGCAGTTGATATTAGTTGAGAACTTGAAGTTCCGTTACCGCTACCAATAAAGTTGTTAAGTACACCTGTACTTGATATAGTTAAAGCCCATAATGGAAAAGATACATTTGGTTTATGATCCTTATCCATTATAGCTCCACCAAGAACGCGTGGATATATCCAGCACTCGGCAGTAAAGTCAACTGACACCACGCTTGCAACACTTGATTGCAGTTCAAGTGTATCCCCAGACCCATCAAAATATATAGATGTACCATGATCTGTCGCCGAGTATTCCAAGTTGTCAAAGAGACCCGGCGTCTTAAAACCTACTGATGCATTAGTAAAAGAATAGTTGTTTACAGAGTTATCTTTTACTTCCCTTCCACCATTAAACAATAGTATAGTGGTGCCAGTTTCAGCAGTCAATCTTTCGGTTGGAACATCAAAATTAGAATTATATTTTGCTGAACCAAGTTTAAAATGAAAATCGGCCATATTTCCAAGAAAAGGGTTGCGGATGATATTATCTGCTATATGAGTTCCAACGTAAGAAATAGCATTTGCTGCTCGCCCATAAGAGCTGTTATACCCACTCTGATTAAGAGAATTGGCATAAGATGCAGTATATGAATCTTTAACACCATTTATATATGAACTTATAGTTCCCGACTCTCGGCAGATAGCAACGTGAGCCCATTGATTTAAAGGAACTGAATTTGTAGAAACATAAGCAGTTGTACTGGAATTCCAAACACCATGAGAAGCATTAAGATAAATAAGTCCAGTTGAAGAGATAAATAACCACCACCCTTGGTTGTTTCCCATATACCACTCAAAGTGTGAAGCTATGTCTTTTGACCCAGCTGAATAGCCCATATTTACCCAGGCTTCAATTGTAAAATCTTCTGTCGTTATCTGTAACTCATCATTATTAAAACGTATATAGCTATTAGTTCCATCAAAATAGTTAGTGTAGCTACCATGCCTGTATGGACTAAACGAGCCAGCACTAGGGTTCCCATAAACAGTTATGGTTTCATTATTTGATGATGAATCAACTATGGTATTGTTGTCTGAAGTGTCTACAACGTCTAAGAGTAATGTTGTATACCTACTGTTTTCCACTGCTGTTTCAAAAGACAGAGAAAAGCTATTAGTACTATTAGTTTGACCAACCCCATCACTAATTGTAAATGTTAACTCAAACGTACCAGCATAAGCTTCTGTTGTGCTTGGAGTAACTGTAAATTTATTAGTATCAGCTCCAGTACCTTGAGTTACAGTTGCTGTGGTTCCTCCACCGTTAGTTAAAGAACCAGAAGTAACACTATAGTTGTATGTTATAGGAAATCCATCTGAATCTGTAGCAGATACAGTAATCACAGTTGCAGAACCATCAGTAGCTAATGTAAATGGAGTAGTACCTCCATCTGAATCTAACACAGACGTAATAGAAGGACTTGCATTAGTAAGAGCAATACTATACCAACCTGTACCATTTGATATATAAAGTCTATCAGAGTCGTTTATAAACGCTTTAGTGCCAGCAGTAACACCTGAAAGTGGAAGATCTCCTATCGAATCATATTGAGTAGCACTTATACCTGCAGAAGATATCTGACCACTAGCTGTAAAAACATCATTCTTTATTGCTTTAGCTAATCTACGCGCTACTAGAGTGCTTCTTTTAGACATAGATCAACCTTTAAATGGTTCTGTATATGGAGTGAAGTCTGATGTGTAAAGAGCATTACCGCTTACAAATTTAGCATCACTTATGTATCCTTCAAAAGAAGAATAATTTTCAGTGTCTCTAGGAACATCAGCTGATAATTTACTTGCCGGAACTGTAGTATTACCGGTTCCTAAAAAATTTGCTAAATTTCTTGCTCTTGATGTCATTTTTTATTATCCTTTGACAAACAGTTCAAAGTTATTTCTATTTATCCTTATTATTCCATTAAATACAAATAGCTCCTACAAATTAAGACGGAGGATTAAATACACATGCAAATCCTTTAATTATCCAGCTTATTGTATCTTTATCTGTAAAGTATATCATGCTCTGTTAGCCTGGAACAAAAATGTAAGCGGAGCCAGCATCTGTGCCGCCGGTATCTTCTCCATATGCACCTACTATTGCCGTGTTACCATCACCAGAAATAGAAACAGACCAACCAAAGAAATCAAGTGCTTCTGCATCACTAGCTTGTATCTTGGCTTCTTGGGACCAAGAGGTTCCAGACCGTGTGAAGATGTAGGCAGAACCAGCATCTGTTGCATATGTATTTGCAATGCCGCCGGTATCTTCTCCATATGCACCAACAATAGCTGTATTTCCATCACTAGAAATAGATACAGATTGACCAAAGTAATCATTTGCTTGAGCATCACTGGCTTGTATCTTGGCTTGCTGTGACCAAGTGGTTCCAGACCGTGTGAAGATATAAGCTGAACCAGCATTTGATGCGGTCGTGTCTTCATACTGCGCACCAACAATAGCTGTGTTACCATCGCTAGAAATAGAAACAGATTGACCAAAGTAATCATTACCTTGGATATCTGAAGCTTGTATCTTAGCTTGTTGAGACCAAGTAGTACCAGATCTGGTGAAGATGTAGGCAGAACCAGCATCACCGCCGCCGGTATCTTCATACTGCGTACCAACAATAGCTGTGTCTCCATCACTAGAAATAGAAACAATTGAACCAAAATAATCACTAGCTTGGGCATCACTAGCTTGTATCTTGGCTTGCTGGGACCATGTTGTGCCAGATCTGGTAAAAATGTAAGCGGAGCCAGCATCAGTTGCGGTCGTGTCTTCAAATCTCGCACCAACAATAGCTGTGTCTCCATCGCCAGAAATAGAAACAGACCACCCAAACCAATCATTTGCTTCTATATCACTAGCTTGTATTTTAGCTTGTTGGGACCAAGTGGTTCCTGATCTGGTAAAAATGTATGCAGAACCAGCATTACTGCCGCCGGTATCTTCTGCATATGCACCAACAATAGCCGTGTCTCCATCAGATGAGATAGAAACAGAATAACCAAATCGATCATTACCTTCTATGTCACTGGCTTGTATCTTGGCTTGTTGGGACCAAGTCATACCAGAACGTGTGAAGATATAAGCTGAACCAGCATTACTGCCGCCGGTATCTTCAAACCACGAACCTACTATTGCCGTGTTTCCATCACTAGAAATAGAAACAGATTGACCAAATTGATCATTAGCTTGGGCATCACTAGCTTGTATTTTGGCTTGTTGAATGGCGTTAGACCAATAGACAGCAAATTCCAAGGTAAAACTACTTGCAGAAGAAGATTGATTAATACCGTCGCTAACAGTAAATGTTAGACTAAAACTACCTGGGTAATCAGTATTAGTAGTAGGAGTTACTGTAAATATATTTGAGTTACTACCTGTACCTTGAGTTACAGTTGCGGTGGTTCCTCCACTATTAGTTAACGAGCCAGCAGTAACAGTATAGCTATAAGTTAATGGTATATTTTCTGGATCACTTGCTGTTATTGTTATAACAGTCGCAGACCCATCTGTAGCTAATGTAAATGGAGTAGTACCTCCATCTGAATCTAACACAGACGTAATAGAAGGGTTAGTATTCACCAACCCTATAGAATACCAGCCAGTGCCGTTACTAATATAAAGTCTATTAGAACCAGAAATAAAGGCTTCATCTCCAGCTGTTAAGCCAGTCATGGGTAAGTCATCTACTGTTGCATATACAGTAACCCCAGCACCTCCAGATACCGCTCCGGTAATATCTAGTACATCATTTGCTACTGCTTGACCAATACGTCGTGCAATTTTTCTATTTCTAGATACCATTTAGTTATCCTTTAAGTGGTACTGTTGGTGGTGTAAAGTTTGCGGTGTATCTTGCAAGACCTTTTGTAACACGGAAGTCCTGTAAATACCCATTCAAATAAGCCAGACTACCTCCGTGCCATTTACCTATAGTTCCAGAAGCATTACCCACATAGTTAAGAGAATCGGAATAAGTTCCTATACTAGAGCCATCAATGTATAATGTAGTAGTTCCACTATTTTTCACAATAGCAAAGTGATACCATGTATTAGCAGATGGTGTAACTCCAGATGTAATGAGTACCGAAGCATTACTGATATAATCTATCCCTCCCGTCGAAAAAGCTAATGAGGGATTAGTGTTATTACCGTTTCTAAAATCGAAAACATATTGGTTTGTTATACTATTAAAATACACCCAACCTTCTATTGTCCAATCACCTGTACCTAGCGCATCGTGATTTACTGTTATAAAGTCACCATTTCCATCAAAATACATTGACTTAGAACCAGTAAACTTAACCTGAGTTGTAGAGCCAGTAGTGTTTCCAAAAAGTTTTAGGTTACTACCTTGTGACTTATCTATGATAGAGGCGTCTGTGCCTGAGAGAAGCAGCTTAGTGTTGCTTGCAGTGATGCTGGTATCTACATTAGTTGTACTTGGGTACGTCCCGCCTGTGGTGGTTAATGGGCCTGATGGGGGAGTGAATGCACCAGAGTAAACGGCGGTGCCACTAATAAACCTAGCATCGGAAACATAACCATTCCAATAATGTGAATACGATGTATGATCAGAATTACCAATATGAGCAAATGGTGTTGTGGAAGAGTAGTTAGTAGTATCTGAAGCTGTAGCAATTTCTGAGCCGTTGTAATAAAGTTTAGATGTTCCGCTTGATCTAACGCAAGCAATGTGCGTCCAAGCATTTAGGTCTGGCAAATTAGTTGTAGCAACAACATTAGCCGTCCCATATTGCCTTATAACAAAACTCCCAGTATCGGTTTTGCCTACTAATAATCCACCAAAGTTGGTTGAATTTCCAATTGCAAATAACGTATTCCAATTATTGCTTGTGTATAAAGTTGGGTAAACCCAAGCCTCAAATGTAAAATCACCAGTACCAAAATTAAATGCGGTATCTTGGGGAGTATATATAACATCCCCAGACCCATCAAAATACACCGACCCGCCGTAATTGCTTGCTAAGTATTGCTTGTAATCGTATGGGCCGATTGGTTTTGTTGAGGTGTTACCATTCACTGTGATTGAGTGAGCGTTAGAAGAACCATCAGCTATGTATGGAAGGTGGCAGGTGAGTAATGAAGTATTTGCTATAGCGGTAAGGCGTTCAGTTGGCGGAGTAAAGTTGCTAGTATAAACAGCGGTGCCTTTTACTATTCTAAAATCAGAAATATATCCGCCGAATATTTCATTATACCCTCTTGTAAATCCAATAGAGAGAGGCTCATCTATCTCAGATACACTTACGGTTTGAGAAAGCACCTGAGTGCCATTTACAAAAATTTTAATATTCGTGCCATCATATACCCATGCACAATGGCTCCAAGCATTACTTACTAAAGTAGTGGAACTTTCATAATTTGTTCCATTATAAAAACCAATGACACCAGTGTTAATAGCTAAATAACCATGGTAACTTGTAGTGTTGCTGCCACTGATACGCTTTGAAAAAATCGTTCTATATTTACTATAATCAAGCATGGGAAATACCCAACACTCAATCGTAAAGCTTGTATTTGCTAAGTTTATCGAAGCATCATTTGAAATAGTTAGATAATCCCCAGTCCCATCAAAGTAAGTGCTATACCCCCCATGCCGGTACGGACTAAACGTACCGGCATGAGCATCACCAGTTACTGTGATTGTGTGATTACTGGATGATGCATCGGTAATATCGTTATTATCACCAGTGCCAGTTGCTGTTGCTAATAAAGTTGTGTATCTACTATTTAAAACATAAAAAGTTAAACTAAACAAGTTAGCACTAGTAGCTGTGTTTACACCATCAGAAGCTGTAAATGTTAGAGTAAAATCTCCTGCATACGCTTCTGTAGTAGTAGGAGTTACAGTAAATACATTATCTGCTTGAGTAACAGTGGCTGTTGTACCACCTCCATTAGTTAAACTACCAGCTGTTACACTGTAACCAAATGTTAGCGGTATTTGCTCTGGATCATTAGCTGTAACAGTAATAACTGTTGCTGTTCCATCAGTGGCTAGGGTAAATGGTGTTGTACCAGCAGAAGCGTCTTGAACTGAGGTAATATTGGGATTGGTATTAACTAGAGATATAGAATACCACCCTGATCCATTATTAATATAAAATCTATTTGTACCGGTAACATAAGCCATATCTCCAGCAGAATTGCCAGATAGCGGTAATAATTCTGCTGAATCATAAACTGTAGCACCTGCTGCAACATCTGCAAACGCTACTCCACCTGAGCCAGTACTTTGAAGAAACTGACCGGAGGTACCATCATCTAACGCATTAGCTAGACTGCTTAAATTTTTTGCATTTGCTGTCATATTTTACAACCTTTACACTACCTTTATTTT